TCACAGCAATAAGCCGAGAAAACCGGACACCACCGGGGTATCAAACCGCTCCCCATATACTGTTGCCTGCAGTTCTTGCCACCCAGTTATGTTCAAGGGCGCAATCTCAAGCGTAAAGTAGCCTGGGATATACGTGCCTTTATACGTACTCAAAGCCTCTAGCACTATCCATGCTGATTTCGAGTCAGTGAGATACGCAACCAGCTTCGTATTTCTACGAATCCTTTCTTCCACATCTTGGTAGCGTTCAGGGAATACAAGACGTTTGGCTGTTTCCTCTACCGGACGATCCGCCACCCCGTGGTCCCAATCGTGACCCAGAAAATGCATAGGCTCATACTCACGGCTAATCCTACTCTTCTCAACGTTGAGTCGGATGCCAATTTCCGCAAGCACTTGTTGGAAACGGTCCAACGGAGCATACAAACTAGTGCCGATAAGAGAATCATCGCCCATTGCAAGGATATTCTCGAGGTCAGGCATGACGTTGAACATTCGAAGAAAGGAGTACAATATCGCGAAAATGTTGATCATGGTGTCAATGATCTGCGTAAAGCCACTCCCACTAGGGGTACCGCGATGCTTCTTCCAAATCTGTAAGTCTGGCATTATCACTGGAGTGTGAATGTAATACCAAACTATTTTGTTCCACCGCCTGTTCTCATCCTCATCCATCACAAAGTTCTCTTTGAGGATAGCAAACATCTTTGAAATGATGAAAGCTCTTTGTGTGGAGTCGAATTTCGAGTAATCCAACTCATAGCGAACAGGTTTGTTGCCAATTCTAACCATTCTGGCCTGGATTTCGAACCGTCGTAGTCCAGCTACGTATGGAGACTTACGTTTGATTAACCTTTCCATCAACGGTTTAACAAAGGTGAACTCACCTAGTGTCATAGCACCAGGATAAGCCATGACGAGTCGTTCCTTCTCGCCTTTCTCTCCATGTTGTATGCGGTAGAAGCTCACACAGGGAGGGGGAGCCATCTTATCCGCGAAAACCTTTTTTGCCAGACCAAGGTCTTCCTCGAACGCCTCACCTCTGGATAGGAAGCTAGGCGCTCCAGCACTACTTGACTGCTTAAGCAATGAAATCAATTCTCCATCAAGGGCCAATGGCCGGAGGTCATCCTGGAACGGTCCTGCGAATAACCATTTGACCGAATTCAAAGCAATACCAAAGCAGCGTTCATCAAAGTCAGTCAAGCGCTCGTTGCCTTCACCGTAACGCGCCAGCGCTTCATACAATCGCCCCGGTATATGGCGGCTCTTGTTGTCGCGCTCTGGGTCTAAATCATAACCCAGTTCCTGCAGCTCATGGAATAGACCTTGTTCGATAAGTATCCCTCTTTCGGTTGCAAGCCGTTTCAACGTCATGTAACCATTACGCCCGTTGTACTTGCCAACGTGCGTAAGTCCGGGCAGTTTGTCGGGACCAACAAAACCCGTGGAATCAGTATTTTGTTTACTCATTCCATCTCCTTCCATAACAATCTTCTTTTACATCTAACACCCATTCGATCAGATGAGGATGATGCACACGCTTAATGCACGAGAAGGTGTGAATCGTG